TACCTGTAGCATCTAGTACAACTACTCTGGGATTACCTAAAGTTTCCCCAGCAGTCACTACACTCGTAACCAACTTAACTTCAGCGTTAAAAACTTTACGGAATCCGTTAGAGTTACCTAACACTTGGTAAACCGCCAACCACTGCAACGCCGTCCATGCTGTTAGCTAATTCAGCTAGTCTTAAACTAACGCCACTTTCTATAACCGCTGCTCCTTTAGCATCGCCCGTAACTCTTAAAACTTTGGATGCTAGCATATCAATAACTATATCCCCATAATCCGTAATCACCCAATTTGTATCTGTTCTCGCACTAACTGTTGCAGGAAAACTATAATAACCAAAACTAATTGAAGTTGTCTCAAAACCTGTTTGTAATCTTATTACTAAAATATTACCACTTCTATAATAACAGTTTACCATTTCTTTTTCATCATAGATTGCACGTTGTGGAGTTATAAGTGTTAAGAGTTTAGTGAAAGGCTGAGGCCGCAAGTAAGCCACTTTGCGCATATCGAGAGGAACATTGATATTATGCACTACGAGTGTATTACTTACGGTCTCAGTCGTTTCAACTAGGTCTGCTGGCATATCCTTGATAGCAGCAATAGACCTGATTACAGGATTAACAGTCGCATTTACATACGATTCCTTATCCGGTCTACCAGTAATGTCTACTACTGTATCAAGAATAGTACCTAAGTCCATGGGTTAACCTTTCTTTACCAAAATATGTGGCACACACTCAGACAACTCAGTGAGTTCTGCAATCTCATCTTTATCGTCTGTAGTGTAAGGTAAAGAAATGCGTTTACCACTTCTCAATGCAGTACCTACAGGAAGATGAGCATATTGCGAATAGAAAACTGCTTCACCCTGTTTACATTCTGGGGCTTCACACTCTTCCAATCCAGCAACATCTTCCTGTTCTACTTCTTCTTCTACAACCTCTTCTACAACCTCTTCCGTAACGGATTCTTTTAAAATGTTACGAAGTTTGCTCATTGCATCAGTAGAAGGGTTATCTGTCTCGGTCTCATCTACCATTACAAACCTCCTTAAGCACCAGCCGTACATGTAAGCAAGTCCGATAGCAGGCAAGTCTACAATAACCATTGTGCCAGTCATTGAAGGCAGACCATTAAACATCGGATGTTCGATAAGGCGAATTGTACCCTTATAGAAGCGGAAGGATGTGAAGGCAAGGCCGAAGGTGGTTTCACCTAGCGTAATTTCTACCTGACCTGAGAGCGAGCTGTGCATAGGTAGTGGTAGCACCAGCAACCTGAATGTTACCAGCAGCATACTGATAGACTGCATCAATAATGCCCTGCGTAGCATGTACTGGCTGTGTACCACCGGCAGGAATAGCAGGCGCCTGAGGCTGGCCGAAGAATGCAGCCATCTCAATATCAGTAGCATGAAACAGCATTGCATCTTTGCGGCTTTCTGTTACGTTGCCAAAGCCAGCTTCCGTAAGTGACGCACGCGCAGTATCAGTTACCGCCCAAGCATTACGGAAGATTTCAGTGTAGTTCGGAATGTATACTGTGGTGATAGCACGCGCAGTTGGACGTAACGAACCTTCAGCATGTGAGTTACCAACACCGCCGAGGACATCAGCAGCACCAATAGCCCCAGCCGCAATACGACCGTAGGCACGAGTTACAGTAACAGAAACCGCATCGGGGACTGTTACAATCACAACCAATTCACGAGTTACAGGAACCTGATATACCATGCCCGGCACAACACCCGTAGTAGAGGCTACTGTCAGCGTTGTATCACCTGCAATAGCCGCTGCGGTCATTGTCAGTGTTGGGAATGTGAAGGTCTTAGTGAAGTATCCGTGAGTGGATGCTTTAGCGCGGCGTTTCTTAGTCTGGGCTGTAAGACCAAACAAAGGCGCCGAGCCGTTTGGAAACAGACGCAAAATAGCCGCATTAAAACTGCGAGTATTAAGTTCTGCGGGATTAAATGAGGTGTTAAAAACACCAGTTACAAGAGCCATATGCTCCTCCTTATATTAAAGTATTAACTATCATCTTCATTAGCTAATGCCATGAAGTCAATCTGTTGAGTTTTCTGCGTAGCAGATGGCTGTGCTTGTGGCCGTAATGCATCTCCCAGAGAGGAGATATACTGTGAGGCTTGTTGTGAAATCCATTCTTGCGAAGCCTCAGGATATTTTGTAGCAATTTGTGCAGATACGCGATTAAGTTCTGCCTTAATGAGAGGATGTTCTGCATTAGGCAGATTATTAACTGTGTCCCTCGTCATACTAGAGCGTACTTCAGTTTGTATTGTTTTAGTCAAACCCGAACCTAAGCGTTTGGCTAAGTGAGCATCAGTTACAGCTGCCATGTGTTGCATTGCCGTAGAGTAAGATTCACGACCAATGTGATTCATTACTTGTGTTACTGCGGCAGCATCACCCTCATTAAACTTTTGCTGTAATTCTGCTGGAATAGATTTTGTGAAATCTAGGGTGGGAAGAACTTTATCTAAAGCTTCTTGTGGGATTGTAAGGTGGTCGGGAGTATTGTCAGTGCTGTCCCCTTCCTTGCTGTCAGTATCCCATAAGCTAGAGTAAGCGTCAAGGGGATTCTTCGGGGTATCGGGGGTTCCAGAGCCATCCGTGGAAGGTTCTACTACTCCCGCCTTCTCAGTGTCTAGTTTACCATCGCCTGTGTTTTGTATCTGTCCCTTAGCAGTAGCTAAAGGTGGCTGTTCATTGGGTTTTGGTTGGGTGTTTCCACCGAATAAGTTAAATGCCATTTTGTGTACCTTCCTTTGTTATTTTATTTAACTGACGTTTGTGATATTATCAGCGTTTAGCCTAAGAAGCAAATCATTCTGCCCCTTACAGTACGCATCCTCAACTACGACCTGCTCCTTAGCATTAGCCTGAATTAGGTCAACGCCAAAGCGAAGTCGTAGAATGTGATTGCGTAATGTTGAAAAGTATGCTTTAACTAAAGGCATACTAACTATTTCTCTGAGTTGATTTAGTTCCTCATCAGAGAATTTGTAAGCTGTTATATTGTTATCATTATTTATTTCCATTGTTTAAGCTCCTTGTTGTGGCCCATTAGAATTCTGTGCTTGAGTCTTTGCTTGCTCTGTCGCCCCTGTGACTTGTGCCGCTTGGTTTGCAGCTTGGGCTGTCTGCTGCTGAATTCGCTGTTGCTTCTCTTCTGGAGTGAACTTATATTGTTGTAAGTTCTTAACTCCGCGTAAACTCATCATGTGAGCAAACATATCACCAATATTGTAATCCTGCCCAATGTTCGGAGCATTAGCTAGTATCTGAAATGCAATTTGTAATTCATCTACAGACATAATCTTACTCTTAGGATTATAGCCATCAGCTAATTTGAATTCAATGACAGCATCTTGGAAATCGTCCGGAGTCACTGTAAAACTTGTACCAGAATTAAAGTTAAGTGCTGTAATTGAATCCTTATTAGTTAAAATGTTTAGTTTAAGTATATCCTTAAAGGGCATAAAAATTTGGGCCTCTAGCATCACTGCCAGCATGCGCACCCTTAAATCAGAGAAAGCTACAATTATCCAATAGAGCGCCTGCTGTAGCAGTAGATTCAAAAGGAATGTGTTTGGCTGCATTATCTAAACTCTTACCTAAGCCTAAGTTCCTTACGGGAATTTTAGCTGCTGCTACAGGTGAGTTCATATCAAGGGGGTCAATCATATTTGGATCGTACAGCATGCGGTCATTCATGGCACGTTTAGCACTGTTAATCCTGACATCATACATATCCGTTGCACCTTGCTGCATAGGAATCTGTGATTCAGAGATTGATTTAGTTTGATACCCAAAGCCATCTTCTATGGGTTGACCTAAGAGTACGGGAAGGACATCATGTGGAGTCTTAACTGGAGTAGCTTGAATTATAATTTGGTCATTGATTAGTTTAAACTTCCAAATTTGCGGGGAGTTCTTGTTAGGAACTGCGATGCCATGTTCTGCTGGGATTATTCTAGCAAAGATTGTAACTACTTCATACATATTAGCATAGGAGGGTAAGGTTGCAGCGACGGCAGCCCTTCCCTCATCGCCATCTAACCAGTCTTCCCACGTACTACCAGTAGTAAATGCACTACTTGTTATATACTTACTAATTTGGGGTTTTTGTATGTAGGTTGTAGGTGTGCCTGCCTGCATACCATTAGCGCCATCGCTTGTAGGGAACTTAGAATTGAATGCAGCTTTTACATTCATGTGGTCGCCAGTTTTACTGAGCTTATTCATTAGCCTTTTTAATTTAATACGACTCATTAACTCTACCCATCCAGCGTACTCACCCTCCATTGCTACATCAGCAGGTAATTCCCTATAGTCCCATATTGTATTATAAGGGTCAAGGCGTCTTACTCTAGTTAAAAACATACCATCAGCTTTTTCATTGTTAGGAAAGGGAGTTTTAAGTAGGGGATTGAAAGGAGGTATATCATCCCATTCTGCAGCCATACCACAAAAATCGTATTTAGCTGCATCCCTTAGCATCATGGCTAAGTGTCTAATATATCTACCTTTAGAACTGTGAAGGTCTAAGATAGCTTCAAATTTCTCTGCAAGTTGTTTGTCTTTACTGTCGGAAGTGACAGGAAATAAGGGATAACCAGAAATGAATATATCTGCAAGGTAAGCTACTACTGTGTCTACTTGAGAAGCAATAATGGGAACAGTTACATCTGATTGGGGAATAATTTTTTGAAAGTCTACTCCGTCGAGTTTTGCTTCTGGTATTGTTTTAAAACAATTATAAGCTAAGTCTATGG